CCTGCCATAGCGATGTGGACTACCGCGGCTACACCGAGTGCGAGTTTGACATCCTTGATCGACGCGGCAGGCCCGCACCCTGGCTGGAGCGCAAGGCGAGCGATGAAGACCGCCAGCGTATTGAGCAAGAAATCACGGAGCAGCTGGAGATCTGAATGGAAACCGCAGCACATTCCCAAACCTACACCTGCACCCGCTGCAACGGCACGGGTAGGTATTCATTCAACCTGCAGCACGGCACCATGTGTTTTGGCTGCAAGGGCACGGGAAAGCAAAAAACGCGGCCCGCCAAGCCTTCACCGAAGTGGGCCGTGTTTGGCCAGCACCGCAAGACGGGCGAGTGGTTGCGAATTTACAACGTGATAGCGCGCGATAAAAAGCAAGCAATCTGCCGCGCTCAAAACATGTACGACCAAGCCAGCAAGGATTGGAAAGACACCTACACCATGGATGGCGCTCGCGCGCTGAAATGGACAGACATGACCAGCTTGGATTCGCTGAGCTGGGATGAGGCTTTTAAACCGAAGGAGAACACATGACAACACCCGTAAAAATCACCGGGACTATGAAGACCTGGGCCACCAGTAAATATTTCAACATCGACCACGTGTATGCACTCTTAGATGAGGGCAAAACGCAATCAGCAATAAATTGCCTCAATTTCACCAACAGCGACATGTCTGATTGCGAAGACTGGGTCGAGGTCGGCTTCGCAGAAATTACTGTCACGCTTTGCTTTCGCGATGAAGCGGTCGCCAAGGAGCTGGACGGCCTGAAAACTCAACTTCAAAAAGTCCGCGCTGATAACCAGCAGCGCGAGAACGCCATCCTTGACCGCATCAGCAAACTGCAAGCGATCACCTATGAAGCACCGGAGGAACTCTGATGAGCAACGAATCAAAAATTGAAAAGCAGTGGACGACCGCCGCTGGATACGAAGCCGAGGTGTTGGCCACCTATGGGCCACCGCTGCGGGTACGTCACGGTGCCAGAAGGTCACCCTTGTGCGGGCAAGGACTACAACGAGCTGGATGTGGAGGTGCATGGCGGCCTGACTTATGCGCTCGACAATCAGTTTGGCTTTGACTGCGCTCACCTGTACGACGCCAAAGACCCGGCTCTGATGAGCAAGGAGTACCGCAAGATTTACGAGAGGTGGCCAAGGTTTAACGAATTCAGCACCGTCAAGACGCTGGAGTTTTGCGTGGCCGAATGCGAGAAGCTGGCGGCGCAGTTAAAGGAGCTGGCATGACCCCCACCGCAAAACTGCGCTTCATTCAGCGTGACGGCCCAATGATGGGCTTTCACAAAAACTCCGACGGCTCCGAGACAACTACGCACCAAAAAATTCGCATCCTCCAGCAATGGTGGGCCGTTGAGCGCGATGGCCAGATTACGCCTACCGGAGAATGGCGCGACGTGCCACTGGAGGCTGAGGCATGAATTACATCCCATACACCGGCCCCGCCAAACCCATCCCAACGCATTCGGAGCGCGGCATTTTTATCGCGGAATGTGTTGTATTTTTGCTGGGATTTATTGTCGTTGGACTTGATGTTTACGTGTGGAGAGCGAACATCGTCTTGTGATTTTTTAAACGTAAACGGAAGCTGAAAGGAGCAACCTATGAACACACTTGAACTGGCTAACGCATTGGAGTTGTCTGATAAACACCCCAATCTTATTAATGTCAACAATCGAGCGGCCGCCGAACTGCGCCGATTGCACTCAGTCAACGCCGATTTGCTGGAGGCAATTGTGATTTGCGAAGGAAACATTGCATCACTTCTTGCGTCACACCATCCAAAAGTTTATGGCATGTGGCTCGATGTGGTTCGCGCCGCCATTGCCAAAGCAACAGGAGAACAACCATGAATATTCACCGAGCAACTTGGTTCACCAGCTCCCGAGGACTGGTTGGAATCGTCGAGGCCACGCAGGACGACGGCGATCGCGGTTACTACATCGCGCCGTGCGACGGCTTCAACGAGGTGATCGACGCCAACCTGGTGGCTGCGCAAGGCGCGCGGTTTCCGGATGCGGCGGGCATCGCGATTTTTGGACTGCCAGCGGGAGGTGAAGATGAGTGACGAAGATCTTTTGAGAAAAGCCGCTAAGGCAGTTGGTCTTGTTGAGCCGCACAGTTACAGAGAAAAAACGAACTCGCTACTTTGGCTTTCAGAATCTGGATTTCCTTCTACTTGGCGCCCGCTGGATGACGACGGCGAAGCGCTGCGGCTGTCGGTGGAGTTGCAATTTTCTGTCTGCATTGAGCTTGATCAAACATGGATTGCTTCCCATGGGCATCCGACCAATCCTTTATGTTTTGAGGATCACAACGGCGACCCCTATGCCGCCACCCGCCGCGCCATAGTTCGCGCGGCAGCATCAATCGGAGAGAAAAATGGCAACTGAAATCATCACCACGGCCAACCAAGAGCACTGGCTGGAGCTGCGCAAAAAGGACGTCACAAGTACCGAGTCTGCGGCGCTGTTTGGCATGAGCCCCTACGTCACGCACTTCGACCTCTGGCACCGCAAGCGCACGGGCATCGTGCCCGAGTTCAAGACCAACGACCGCATGGCATGGGGCAACCGCCTCGAGGCCGCGATTGCGCACGGCATTGCAGAGGAGCAGGGTTGGAAAATTATTCCCATGAAGGAGTACTTCCGCGACCCAGACCTGCGCATGGGCAGCTCGTTTGACTTCGTGATCACCAGCTTGGGCGAGCCGGTGCACTTGGAGATCAAGAACGTCGACTACCTTGCATTCCGCGACGGCTGGATTGAGCACGACGACGGCAGCATCGAGGCCCCTGAGCACATTGAGATGCAAGTGCAGCACCAAATGGCAGTCTCAGGTTTCAAGCGCGCATTCATCGGCGCATTCATTGGCGGCAACAGAGGCGTGGTGATTGAGCGCCACCGCGACGAGCCCGTGATCGCCGCGATCAAATCAAAGGTGGCCGACTTCTGGCGCACGGTGGACGCAGGCGAGGAGCCGGACCCAGTGATGCCAGGCGACGCAGAGGTGCTGATTCGATTGAACCAGTACGCCAAGCCCGGCAAGGTTCTGGACGCCAGCAGCGACGATGTGCTGGCCGAGCTGATCGAGCGCTACAAAAAAGCCGCAGCCGACGAGGGCAACGCCAAGGACGATAAGGACGTGGCCAAGGCCGAAATTTTCAAGCACATCGCAGACGCCGAGAAGGTGCTCACGGGCCTATGGACGGTCAGCGCCGCCATGCAGGCTGAAACGCCAGCAACGCTGATCACTCAGAATATGGTGGGCACCAGCTACGGTGGGCGAAAAGGTTTCCGAAATCTGCGAATAAACCCACGCAAACCCACGAAATGATGTTAAACTGTTTGGAAACAAGCAACACCGCTGCCGGTCGGTCACCGGTTTTTAAGGAGCTACTCAAATGAGTCAAGTCGCTGTTATCAACGAAGTCAGAAGCGCCATCGAGCGCATGTCCCCGCAGTTCAAAGCTGCCCTGCCATCCCACGTCAGTGTCGACCGCTTTGTGCGCGTCACGCTTACCGCTGTGCAGACCAACCCCAACCTGCTCAACGCCGATCGCCGCACGCTGTTTGCCGCTGCCACCAAGGCCGCGCAGATGGGCCTGCTGCCAGACGGCCGAGAGGGGGCGATCGTCACCTTCAAAGACCAAGCGCAATGGATGCCGATGGTCGCTGGCATCATGAAGCTGGTGCGCAACAGCGGCGAGATCAGCACCTGGTCGGTGCAGGCGGTCTATGAAAACGACCAATTTGATTTTTGCTTAGGTGATGAGGAGCACATCACGCACAAGCCCAACTTGGCAAACCGCGGCAAGCTGATTGCGGTCTACTCCATCGTCACCATGAAGGACGGCGAAAAGTCCCGCGAGGTCATGAGCGTCGAGGACGTGCTGGCCATCAAAGCACGCAGCCGATCAGGAAACTCGGGCCCTTGGGTGTCCGACTTCGCTGAGATGGCCAAGAAGACGGTCATCCGCCGACACAGCAAGCGCTTGCCTTTGAGCACCGATATTGACGGTGTGCTGAAAGAGGACGACGAGCTGTTCATGCCAGAGCCCGCAGCGCCCGCGCAGGACGCCCCACAAGGCGCTGAATCAGCCTCTGCAACCAAGCGCCCCAGCCGATTGCAAAAGGTCGCGGAACAGGCCCCAGCGCCAGCCGACGACGACGGCGTGATTGAAATGGAGCAGCCTTCCATGCCAGCCGACGAACACGACAGCCCCATCTGATTTACGGGCCGCAAAAGCGGATGCTGGCGCTGGGGGTTCTCGGCGATGCAACCAGACGCCGCGAGTAGCGGCCCACCATTTTCAAACACAGGAAAACCCCATGGAATACCGCATTTACCTCATCCGCGAAGTCGGCAGCGACACCATTCGCCTTGTGCGCGCAGGCAGCAAAGCCCAAGTGCTTCGCCACCTGGTCAAGGACCGCTTTGTGATTGAGAACCCCAGCACTGCTGACGTCGGCGATTACGTCGAGGCCGGTGTGCCAATCGAGCGCGTTGCCAACAACGACAACGCAGACGCAATTTAACCAACGGAATAACCATGCAAACCTTGAAATTTGAACTGACCCCCGACGAATACAACTTTGTTCGCAACGTGCTGGGTGATCTGCCCACCAAGTCAAACGCTTGGGTGTTCTTGAACAACTTGGAAAAGCAAGCCGCCGCGCAGGTTCAGGCTGCGCAAGAGCAGGCTATGCAGGACAACGCACCAGCCGCCGAGTAATAACCACGGGCCTCCTTTTGGGGGCCCATCAAGGAATACCGATGGACGACAAAAACAGCACGGCACAAAACCCAAACCAGCTGCTCACACCGCAGCAAGTGGCAGATCTGCTGCAGGTCAGCACCGGAACGCTGGAAAACTGGCGGATTAAAAACCACGGCCCCAAGTTTTTAAAGCTCGGCGGCCAGCACAGAAGTCCGGTCCGGTACCGAATGCAGGATGTTGAGGACTTCATGTTTGAGGATGCAAAAGGAAACGGGAAATGAACCAGTCCAACTCAATCCCCATGCCTAACAGCGCCCAGATGCTGGAAATGCTCGAGCGAATCGTCAAACTTAATGAGCAAGTGGTTCAACAAAACCAACTGATTGTGAAAGCGCTGACGATCCCACAAATGCTGATCAAAAAGGCGGACTTGTGACCCAGTCCCGCACCGCATCGCTGATTGAGTCCGTGTTCAACGTGGTGATCGGATGCGGTGTGGCGCTGGCCAGCCAGCTTGCAATTTTTCCGATGTTTGGCATTCACCTGCCTCTGTCGGACAACTTGGCAATCAGCGCTTGGTTCACCCTTATTAGCCTGGTGCGCAGCTATGCGATCAGGCGCTGGTTCAACGCGCGGCTGCAACGAGCCGCCAACAAACTTGCAGGACTATGAAAAAGCAAAAACTTAAACGGGCGGTGCACGTCTACCACTACAGCCTCCTTGATGTGATGATGGCAAGCCCCGAAAAGCTGCTGCCAGAAAAGCTGCGTCGGCACCAGCTCACGCGCATGCACGGAGGCCTTGAAGCGATGGAAAAAGCACCCAGCCCCACGACCGATGACTGGCGTGTTGTCAGCGATGCGGTCAACATCATAGAGACGCTGGTCAAAAACGGTCCGTGGCAAGACTGCGACGGCGACATGGTGGACATCACAGACGCTTCGGGGCTTTTAGAGGATGCGGTGGCAGCGCTGGCCATGGCCGGCAAGCGTCATCAAAACGGCGGAAACATTCGCTTGGATGGTGAGGGGATTAAAGCCACACGCAGCGTCCTTGAGGATTACAAAGAGCTGCTAGAAGCGCTGCCAGCTAGAACCATGATCAAAGCGCACAGAGAAACTGAGCGTCGAATTCACGAAATACTGATTGGGAAAAAACGACCCCACGATGTTGAAGTGATGGATTTATAAAAAGGAGACAAAGAAATGTTTAGAGAATTGATGACCCGACTGGCAAACACATTCCGTTTGCCGAGCGCTGACCTTATGGCCGTGCGTGAGCTGGAAGAAGCCAAGCGTTCGCTGTTGCAGATGCAGACAGCACAAGACTACGCCAAGCGTATGTGTGAGTACCACCAAGACCGAGTTAAGCGTTTGACAGCGTACATCGCAAAGGAGCATGTATGAGCGAACTGGTTGAAGACGTGCTGTCCTTTGCGCTGATCTGCTTTCTTTTAGTGGTGTATGTCACATGACTGAAGACCTTAACCTAATTTTATTTTTGCTGGCAACGTGCGCTGCTGTGCTCGTCATTGTGGTGGTTGCAGTAGTGGCAGTGATTGCCGTAACGGGGGATAAGAAATGAAATACGAACTTGTAAAAGAAGATACAAAAACTGTAGCAGGTAAAACACTCTATCGAATTAAAGCGCTTGTTGATGTCGGTTCTTTAGTGTCTGCCGGTGATTTGGGTGGATATGTTGAGTCTGAGGAAAACTTATCTCAGGTGTATGGTGATGCTTGGGTGGCCGGTAATGCTCGGGTGTTCGGTAATGCTTATGTGTACGGTAATGCTTGGGTGTCCGGTAATGCTCAGGTGTCCGGTAATGCTCGGGTGTTCGGTAATGCTTGGGTGTCCGGTAATGCTTGGGTGTCCGGTAATGCTCAGGTGTCCGATAATGCTCAGGTGTTATCAAGAAACGAT